TGAATTTCTGTTTTTGGTCTTCAATGATTTGATTTTCAATTTCTATCTTCTCGTCAGAAGAGAAATTAAATATATTATCATACACCCAATTTGTTGGTAGGATTTTATCACTAATCATATCACGAGCCAAGGTAACTTTTTGTCCCCATAATTCAATCTTTTCTTGTTCATACATTGTTGAAGGACTTGCTAAATCTAATTCAAAATTTACTAAGTCTTCATCTGTGTATCCTTGTGAATACAAGTGAACAACTGCGATTTTTGTTAACTCAGATATAATAATTCTTTGTATTCTTTCTATGGTTCTGGCAAATCTTACATCTTCTGCTGCTAAGGTTGCTTTACCACCGACATTTTCGTCAAACCCTAAGAATGCTTTTGGAACTCTTAGTGATGCTAATAATTTATTTTTCAAATATTCAACATCTTCGGTTGAATCATAATCAATACCACCCAATTCATTTATTTCCGTTCCGGAATCTCCACCACGAACTGGTAAGAAGAAATCTTCTGTTAAGTTTTGTATATTGTATTTTAAATTATATTCACCGGTATCATTGTCCAAAAATGGTGTTTTTTTCATTTTGTTAATAATTCTTTGCATATAATTATCAACTTCATTTGGTGGAATGTTTCCAATGTCAATCTTGAATACTCGTTTGGAAGGTGCTCTCATAATTCTGTGGATTAACATTGCGTCTTCCATAAGTGTTAATTGTTTCCAAATCTTTCTTGTAGATTCAATCATAGATTTTCCGTAAGGTAAGAAATTACTATCGTTTGCTAATCTAAAATGTGCGATTTGGAAGTTTTCAAATTCTATTTTTCCTTTTCCACTTGACTTTTGACCAAAGTAAGGATGTGCACCTTCAATACTTTCTAAGTAGAACTTAGTGTAATAAGGATTTTCTGGGTCTTCTCCTTCTGCTCTTACAACTTCATAAGGTGAAAGTGGAACTACATTAGTAATACCATACTTTTCATTAATGTCTAAGTGTAAAAAGAAGTCTCCATACTTAACCATATTACGAACCCAAGGCCATAAATTGAACTCAATGTTCATAATGTCATAAAATAAATTGTGTAAGATTTCTTTGATGTTTTCGTTATCTGATTTAATTTCAACAACTTGTCCATATTGACCTTTCATCGTGGACTCATCTGAATAAATGTCCAATGCTGATGAAATGATTGGGTCAGAATCCATTGATTCATAATCTTTGAACAATGCTAACCTTGCCGCCATAACTTGATGTACGGTAGAATAACCTGTTCCAACTAAATCTAAGTTGTTATGTAGTTTTGAATACCTATCAACTAAATGTGATTTAACCTGTTTCTGAACTTGGTCTGTATCGGCAATCTTTAATTTTTTACCACCGACATTACGAACAATTACATTTGTACTGAATAATCGTTGTAGTCTACCAAATAATGTTGTATCTGCCATTTTTTACCTCACTTTATAAAAGCCAATCTAATGACTCTTTTTCTTTTCCTGTATCCCACTCCCAACTATCATTTTTATTGACGTCATCTTGAGTGTACAAACCCTCAGTATCATTCATTCTACTAAGAGTCTTTTTTGTTAATTCAATTCCTTCAGTTCGTAATCTTAATGCAGTATCACGAACCCAAAGTCCAATAGCAAAAGACATAACCAAATCATCATTGTATCCGGCCATTGCTTCTGCTCTATTATTTATATAGACGAAAGTCAATAGTTCATCAATCAAACGATTTGAACGAACCACTACACTTTCCTCTCTAAAAAATTCTTCTAACTTACTAATAATTAGTGGTCTGGTCTTAGAAGTCGTTGAAAAACCAGCAACCATATTCCTTTCTTGTCTGTTGATTCTATTATTCAATTGGTGTTGAACATCAACATATTGTAAGTCTTTACTTGTATAAAATAGATTAGGGTAATCCCTATCTATAATTTGTTGGATTGTTGCCCAACCAATATTATTATTCTCTACTATAAGTATCGCATCATTATATTCTGTTGCTATGGAAACCAACATATTTCCAAAATCTTTGGTATTTATTCTACCTTTATATTCTGCTACTTGAGTTAAACTTTCTAACTCTATAACGTGGAAAGCAGAATAGTCTGTTCCATCTCCTCTACTGACATCTGCACATACAATGTAATTTTTTGTATAATTTGCTGGTTCCCATATCCAACAATTATTATCAATACCTCGTTTTTCTAATGGGTCATTACAAGATTTTTTTCTTAAGTTTTCTAATAATATTGGGTCAATTACACCAGTACCAGATGTTAAGAAGTCACAATCACATTCTTGTGCTGCTGAACTTGGACCTAATAAGGTGTCTTGTTCATTTCTCCAATCTTCACCTCTGTCTGGGTGTACGGTCCAATGTAGTTTGATTGGATTAAACATACCACGACCCTCTTCAGCATCTACCCAAGTTTTGTGAAACCAATTACCCACACCATTAGGTGTTGACAATGCAATACATTGTCCACCAGTCGTTAAGGTAGATTGTGCTGCTGTCCAAATTGAATCAATCCTATCAATAAATGCCGCCTCATCTAATATCAATAATGATAGTGCCTCAGAACGAGCTGCTTCGGGACCTGATGATACTGCTTTAATCTGTGAACCATTACGATATCTCAAATTTAATTTGTTATCCTCAACACACCTTTGTTTCAGCCAACTTGGTAAGTTTGCGTGCATAACACGAACTTTCGTTACTAAGTTTTTTGCTACTTCTTGTTTAGTTGCAATTACTAATACATTAAAATCTTGATTAAATAACATTTTCCAAAGTGAAAATCCCGCAGTTAAGGTTGAGATACCTGTTTGTCGAGATTTAAGGATGATGTTATAACGGTGTTCTGTAAATTGGTCTAAAGTTCTTTCTTGAAATTGATATAAGTGAAAAGGAATCTTACCCCTAACTGGATGTTGTATCATACAGTACTTCTTCATGAAGTATATAGGGTCTCCAGCACATTTCTGATACTCAAGTTTTATAATATCCTTTAAACTTTGTTTAGCCATTTTATTTTTTGCCGATTTTCCAATACATGGAACCTCCAACAAATGGTTTGTATAAACCAAGTTGGTTTGACATTCCAATGTTTAATCCATAAACGTTCATTTTCTTGGTTTTCACTAAAAGATTACCACTAAAATTATTTAATCCGTTTGTTTGGTCCATACCAACACCAAATCCATAATAGAATTCTAACTTTGGAAGTTCTTTTACGATTGTAGTATTGTAAACAGTTGGAATTTTAAAAAACCAATCAATTTCTCTTGATTCGATTCTATTTTGTGAAATAACATCAGTAAGAATACCATATCCTAAATCTCCACTTGGTTTGTTACCCAATGAATCGGTAACTACCGCTGGAAAATCATATTGTAAATTTAAAGTATCCTTTACTGTAATTTTTGAGAAGTAATCTTTGATTATTGCAAGTGAATCTACATCAATTGGTATCTCAACTTCTTTAATTACTTCCTTTGTAATGTACTTTGGTACATACTTTGTTACTTTAACTTCTTTTTCTACAAATACGGTATCAGTTTTTGATTCCAATAACTCATATTGTTCTCCATCTACATCAACTATGGTCTTATCTCCATAATCTGTTCCACATCCTCTCATTAAGAAGATAGCTCCTACTAATAATAGAATTAATAATTCTTTCCATCGTTTGATTAGTAAATTAAATATAATGCTCATAATTTTTTTCCTTTATTTTATCAAAAGCAACTTGCCTTTTCTCTTCTAACTCTTTGAGTTCGATTTCACCATATTCAATGAGTTCATTTATTTCAGCCTTTATCTCATTAATTGGTTTTGGTAATTTCCAAGTTTCAGTAATTTCACCTTGGTCATTATGCATCTGATATTCTTCTCGTAAATCATTATTTAAAAATTCTAAGAATGAGTTTTTGATTAATGGATAATTTCTACCTGTTATACCCATACCCTTTCTTACTGCATTGAATAAG